CAAAGACGCAATGAAGTTCGCTGCGGCATTCAGAAAAAAAAGAAACAACGATCCTTACGGCTATCCGATAGACCACCTGATACGCACTTTGCTTCTCAACGAATTCCGACATTCAGCGCCATCGCCAGTTGGTCCTAAAACTCGCGCACATCGAATGCGCTTGGCTTCCCTGCAAGATGCGGACGACTTAGACAAAGTGGATGATTTGATATGAAAACAACAGTTAAACCAGAAAATCTTAAAACTCCCCACTGGAGAACAACCTATATTCTTCGACCAGATTTAACTGGCTTAATGGAATCAATCAGAACATTTGGAATCATGTATCCAATCATTGCCATGGAAGACGGCACAATTATTGATGGATACGCTCGTTGGGTTGCTGCTCACAAACTAGAACTGTCTGAAATTCCAGTTGTTTTCAAAGACTGCAATAAAGTAGAAGCAATCCTTTTGCACATACAACTCAATCGTTCCCGTGGGCAGGTGATCCCTTACAGGCTCAGCAAAGCGATTCGCTCTTTGAGTCTTGCCATGGACGAACGAGAGATTTTGAATGCTCTCAACCTGACGCCAGATGAGTTTGACATTCTTATCGACGGAACCCTCATCAAAAAACGAAAAGTAAAAGAACACAACTACAACAAGGCATGGATTCCCATAGAATCTAACGCTAGTGACGATTTTCAAATAGAAAGACCGCCAACACCTGATGCTTGATGAAACTTAATCTTGGCTGTGGGCAGCATCACCCCGAAGGATGGGTCAACGCAGATATTAGAGAAAACACAAATCCTGATGTGTTGATTCCGTGTATAAATTTTGATGGTTACAACGTTCCACTTTCGCCGTTGGCGGATAATGCGTTCGATCAAATATTGATATCCCATGTGTTAGAGCATCTTTTGCTGGAAGAGGTACAACCATTTTTGTATGAGGTCCAGCGTGTACTCAAGGTTGACGGTCAGGTGCTGATTATTTGTCCTGACATAGACACATTGGTACGAACTTTTGTGGGACTCAATAAAGACGGACGGTTAGGTTGGGCTGATGAGGAGCACAACTGGTATACAAATCCTCCTCAAGGTCCACACACTCCGGGGCCATGGACCTTGGAAACGGTAATTCGGGGATTGTTCAGTGAACTAGTGTTAGAAGACGACCAACAAAGAATGTTGGACTCACGGTCACATGATCATTATGAATCGGCGCTACCTCATTCTGATCATAGATGGAATACATATGGAAAACGACTACTTGAAATAGTACAAACAGTTTTTCCCAACTCCGAATTATTGGGAACCCACGGCATGACCGAAAAGATTAAAAGAGAGAGTCTGGATACGAGTCCGAACCATGGTCCATGTGAATACCAATGGACGGACTCTGATGGTGGAAACGTCTGGCCCACTACCAGTTGGCATGAATACACATGCTCAATACTGATAAAAGGATCTAGATGAAATTAAACCTTGGCTGTGGAAACCATTTCCCTGAAGGATGGGTCAACGCCGACCTTGATTCGGAATGGCACCTAGAAGGAAAAAATGTTTCCCTTGTGCGGGGAGAACCGCTGCCTTGGGAAAACGACACCTTCGATCAAATACAGTTATTTCATGTAATGAACCATGTGCCATTAGACGAGATGGATGGTTTCTTGTCGGAAGTAGAACGAGTTTTAGGCTCAGAGGGACGCTTGCTGGTTGTTGACGAAAATTATCCCGACGGTGTCCCTGACTACAAAAAAGACGGCGTTGCTGATGGTCTTCCGGACAATGTGTGGATTGATGCGTGGCTCTGTTATGTAGGGTCATTGGAGATACTGCTACGTCAGGTCTTTCCTTACACTGAAACATTATGGGATGCCAAAGAGACGACAGCGAACCTGTCATTGGTGTCCGTTCATCAGCGATGGGAAAAAATAAGAGAAGGTGGATGGCTTGACTGGACCGATGACGACAAACGGACATGGGCCATTAAGGGAGTTGGAGCACACAGTTGCATAATCATGGCTCATGGCTGGTAAAAAACTCAATCACCACAACAACTGATGTGACCATCGTCGGCGTCCCCATCGACGGTCACATGATCGAAGAGGCGGAACGGCTGGCTGCCGAGGTTCCCCTGCTCCGTCATTCCATTCGGAAGGGTGAGGGGACGGTTTACGGGTTCCTCGGAGAGTTGGTGTTCTTACGCATCGTCGGGGGCCTCCATGAGAACACCTACGACTATGACGTTGTCATGCGAAGCGGTGTCAGGGTTGATGTGAAAACCAAGATGGCCACGTCTGCCCCACGCCCCCATTATGAATGCTCAGTTGCAGCGGCCAACACCAAGCAGGGCTGCGATGTGTATGCGTTTGTCCGGGTCATGAAAGACATGACGCAGGGCTGGTATTGCGGGGCGATGTTCAAGGACTTGTTCTTCGCTGAAGCACGCCCTATCAAGAAGGGCGACCTTGACGAGTCGAATGGCTGGGTGGCGTCCGCCGACTGTTTCAACGTCAGGATCGATGCCCTGACGTATTAGCGCCAGATCTGCACAGGAAGAGGACGGACGAAACGTCCTATCCGCCCACTTCCAACGTGCGGATTGTGCCACCTCCTAGCCTGCCAAGGTTCCGAAAGGAACCAACCTCGGGTTACAAACGAAATTGTACTAGGTGTGCATTACGAGGGCAGAAAGTCCTCTAGAAGACTTGCTACATTTATTTCCTCTACATCGCTCATAGTTCCATCTGTAGCAGCATCCACTATTACACGCTTGTAATTGATGAGTTTAAAGACCTCTTCATCAATGGTTCCTGCTGCTAAGGCATGTGTTATTTGGACAGACCCCGTAGTTCCTATTCGGTGTATTCGCGCAGAGACCTGATCAACATCTGCGGGCGTCCAAGGATGCTCTACAAAAAGCATGTCTTCTGCCGCCGTAAGGGTATGTCCAGTTTTCGCTGCTTGGATTGACAAAACAATGACAGGCGCTTCCTCTGCGCTCTGTTCCATGAACCGTTTTTTCGCTGATTGAACCTCATCAGCACTCATTCCGCCTTGGATCTTCAACCCTCCGTATTTATCAGCCAACAAATTGACGATTTCACGGTGATGAGCGGCAAGAACGACCTTGCGACCTTCATTGATTCGACTCTCTACCCATTCATCTACAGCCTTTAGTTTGGATTTTGCTGCTATCCGCTTAAGAACCGACAATTTGATCAGATGCTCGTGGGCTTCTGCTGCAAATTTCGCCTTCACCGCTGCGCTTCTGGGATCTTTTCCCAATTCCTTCGCTAGTTCAGCAGCGCGTTCGGCAACAAACTTGGCAATGTCTTCTTCTGCTTTACCATATTCGGCTAGATATTTGGGATCTGGATCAATTTTCCATTCCGAATGACGGATAGGTGGAAGGTCTTTAAGAACCTGAGATTTGGTTCGCCTGATATAACAGGAACCTCTGAGACGATCATTGAGTTCGTCAAGATTGCTGGCTCCATCAATGTGCCATTGATTGAACCTGTCCCTGAACGCTCCGCAATAACGTCTATAAAACGCCCAGAGTCCTCCGAATTCCTTAAGCCGTCCCACAATTTCTAATTGGGGACCGTATTCGGCGGGCCTGTTGGTGATCGGCGTCCCTGTGAGACACATCACAAAGCCATTCTTGGGAGCCGTTTTGGCAAGACTCAATGAACGTTTTGTTCTCTTGCTTTTCCCGTTCTTGAGATAATGACTTTCATCGAATATGTAAGAGGTGTAGCCCTTTAACTCTTCCGGATGGAAGTCGATGTTTGAGTAACCGACAATGGTGTAGTCGGCATCTTCTTCTGGAAAGTCAGAACGATTCACTACTCGCTTCCATGTTCTCGCAGGGAAGAACTTTTCAATCTCTGTCACCCAGTTCAACGCCAAGTTCGGTGGACACACGATCAGGCATGGGAAGGCATTTTCGTATTGGACACTGGCCAATGCTTGCAGCGTTTTTCCTAGACCCATTTCGTCTGCTAAGAAAACCTTTCTGTGCTTGACGATGTATTCAACGCCAGCCTTCTGATACGGAAGCAGTTCTCCTTTCAGGTCAGGAATTTCAATGTCTGCTTCTGTTGCACGAGATGCCGCAATCTTTTCTGCCTGCGACTCAATAACCTTGAGTTCCATAGACTGAAGATCTTCAGGAACAGTCAATTTGAAATTGGCGGCAAATTCCACAGCCTGAGAAAGACTAGATAAAGGTGCAATCCAAACTTTTTTCTTTGCATCCCATCTAGAACCAGCAAGCAGTTTAACTGCTGCAACTTTTACTGGATCGTAAGCAAATCTGATGTGAAGGCTTTCTCCCGATAGATCTATTCCTTGCTGTTCGTATGGATGATCCGGCAGATCCAAAGTCCGCAAGTCTGGATCAAGCCAGTAATCAAACTGAACAGCGTAAGCCTTGATTTGCTTGAGACTGGACACAGGCGTTCTCCACGCCTTGTTCAAACGATCCCATCTAGCGCCCGGAATTTGCTTGATTGCTAGAACTTCATTTGGGTCATAGGGGCTATGTAAAACTATTTCATCGTCGTTAAGGACGATTCGCTTCTCTTCCTCCATGGGTTCCATAATAACTTCGGAAAGGTTTTTCCGCAATACCCCTTGCGTCGATGGATCTCCCGAGATAGTATTATCTCAATCCCTTCGGGGTCTATACTAAGAGAGGTTGAAGACGAAAATGTCTCATGAACTAGAAATCAAAGAAGGAAAAGCGAGTTTTGCCTACCGCAAGCAGGGCGGAGCACCTTGGCATAGGTTAGGTGTAGCGGTAGACGGCTATCAGACTGCACCCGAAATGCTCCAGTTGGCAAAGGCAAACTACGAAGTGACCTTGCTGCCGGTGCAGTACACATCCCCCGGCGGCGACCTGCTGCTCATGGAGGACCGATTCATCACAGCACGAATCAATGAAGATGGCTCCTGTATTCCATTCGAAACAGTCAAGAATCGTTATCGGGTTGTTCAGAATGCAACAGTCCTAGACAAGGCATTGAACGTCTGTGGTGCATCTCACGGAGATGCCATCATGGACACCTGCGGAGTTCTTAAGGACGGTCGGGAGTTCTTCGCCACCATTGACCTTGGAACCTTGATCCTTGACCCCAATGGCGTATCTGATGAAATTGGTCGTTACCTCGTGGTTCACACCAGCCACGACGGAACCAGTCCTATCACCTACTCCTGCACCGATATTCGCGCAGTGTGTAAGAACACGGTTCGGATGGCTCAGGAGACGGCTAAGTCAACCTTGACCGCCCGACACACAGTCAATTACGAGCGTTCATTGGATGAAGCCAACGAAGTTCTTGGCCTTTCAAACGAATGGGCCAAGTCCTTCAGGATGAGTGCTGAGAGAATGTTGTCCGTTCCGATTCCTGCTGGCAGTCTAAAGATCGACAAGGTTCTGAATGGCCTGTGGCCTGACAAGGACGCAGACACCGACCGCAAGAAAGAGAACCGCAGCGCCACCATGTCTACAATTCGCGGCCTTTACGGTAGCAACAAGAATGCGAGTGGGTTCGGTTACAACGGCTGGAGCCTGTTCAACGCCGTAGGCGAGTACTACGACCACCATTGGTTCGATGACGCGAAGAAGAATGCTGCTGCATCCATGCAGATCGGTAACAAGTCGCACCTCATGAAGGTGAAAGCAGCGGACCTCATTCTGAATCTCGTCTGATGGACGACGATTGGCCGGATACGGACGAAGGACCGACCACGCCTAAAGAACGTATAGAACAGTTCTTAAGCGAGGTTACTGATTATCTAAATCCTGACGCCCTGAAGTTCGACGGTTTCAATGATTGCATTATTGGTGTTGGGAATCAGTTTTCCAAATCGCCGGTTTTGATCTATGACGAAATGTTGATCTTTGATCAACTAGTCGAAAGCGGGCTGGAACCAGATGAGGCGTGGGAACATCTGTCCCACAACATCGCAGGTGCTTGGGTGGGAGAAGGCACTCCGATCATCATGAGTCATGTCAATGATCATTGATCTCAACGAATGGGAATGGGTACACGCCCTGAACGTCGGTAACATGCGGTTTACCGCCAATTGGGGCAAGCAAGATGCTGCTCATTACGATAAAAAACGAATGGAAGACGACCGCACAGCCCAACAGCGTGCGTGCGTTTGCGAACTTGCAGTAGCAAAAGGAACTAATCGATATTGGTCAGGAAGCGTATGGCCAAAAAGCAAACACGATTGGTTCAAACGCAGGATCGCTGATGTCGGTTACAACATTGAAGTTCGTTGTGTACGAACCCAAACCGCTGCTGCGGTAAGGGAATACCAACTAGGACAAGACCTGCACCTGTTTGTTGCCCGCACTACCACACCCGAACTAACCCAAGCGGAAATTTTAGGTCATTTAGATTACGACACGGCGTGGGAACTAGGAAGCACACCCCATTACATAGATCCCGCCACAGAATCAGAAGGGAGCCGAACAAGGGTTGTTTCGGCAGAACATTTGCTTGAATGGAAACCCAAACAAGTTGTTCAATAAATAAAATGAAACACATCATCCACGTTCATCAACAGAAACTGAAAAAGGGTGAACCTGCAATCATCGACAGAACATACAAAGGTTCGACACACCTGACAAGAGTCAGGATTGATGGTCCTTGTGAGATTGTTCATTCACAGACACCCGACCATTGTGGTGCCCGTATCTGGATAGAAACACAGGGACCAGTAACACACATTGCTAACGATTGGTGCGAAAACTAAAATGCCAGAACTAAGCCCTTATCGGGGATACATCAAATGGACAAAAGAAGATTTTACTAAACATGGTTTTCTTGCTACTTACGCAATAGGTGAATGTCGTTGCGATCCTTGCTCGGAACATTGGCAAGAATGGGTAGACGATCACGCCGCACATCGGACAAATCTTAAACATAGTGATCAGGATTAGAAGATGAGAAAGGAAATAGGAAGCATGTGTGCTGGAGTAATTAAAAGTTCCGTTACGGACGATGTTGGTTGGCACGGCTGGGAGGACATTTGTTCTCAGCATGGGGCCATCAACTGTGGCTGTGAAAAAACAACCGAAACCGAATGGCCAGAACCGACAGAAGATGAAAACGAACCTTTTTAAGACCTGCCAACCTACTACTGATAGTAGTGATAGCCTCTGATTGGGAGGTTAATCCAATGAACTGTCCCGTATGTGAAACAGACCTAACCGACAAGGTGCATCACGCTTCTGAAACTGGCATGTGGCAGTTTTGTCTAGAGTGTGATTGCGGCGCTCATTTCCTGTGGCGTCAAAGCCGACTACGGCCAATTAGACGTTCGGACTATAATCCCGAAGTCGTTGTCTCGGCGTAATCCTCGGATTCCAATGTCGGCGTAACAAGCGTCGCTCTTGATCGGTGGTTCCGCCCCAAATGCCAATCTCATTGTTGACTATGGCATAATCAAGACACTTAGCCTGAACCGGACAAGAACGACAAATGCCGTAAGCGTTTTCTCTACGTTGACGTTGATCTTTATCTTCTCGGTAAATGAAGAAAACACGAGTGTCCGTGTCTTTACAAAGAGCCTCTTCTGTCCAGTCTCCTTTAGACACTCATCTACCGCTTTCTACATGTTCTACATGTTCTACATGGAGGTGAATTCCAGCACCACAAATGGCCATTCGTCGTCGTTCCCGCGCCGCATCAAGGTTGGCCATTCTCTTTGGTCTCTCATTCCTCTGTAGTGTCGGACTTCCAACATATTAGGGTCTGTGGGATCAGGAGAGATGGATATCCCGAACTCGGACCATCTGCTCCAAACAGCAGAACCGAACGGTCTTAAATCTCGGCTGTTTCCTGAACCTAGTGGAGCGTGATGCTCCAACCACAAGGCACACCCATATTCATGACGAATGTAATCTAGGAATTTAGCCATTTCTGTTGTTACAGATTCAGAAGTCCGTCCGCCGGGATCAATGAATGCCTTGTACAAGGGACCAAGCACCAACAACTCAGGTTGAGTTTCTTCTATCCATCCAATAAGTTTGTTGCGATCATTTACTTTCAACAGGTCAAGGCCATCAGGTTTGACGACAAGGTGGGCAACCATGTCGTTGGCTTTGCCAAACTGTTCTATTCGGTCATAAATGCGGCGTGCTGTCCGACGAATGATTCGTTCTGGATTTTCTAGATCTACGAACAAAGTACGAACTGGTGGAATTTTATCTCGTCGGAAAGGATGTATTCCTGCCGCTGACATCAAAGCAACCTGTCTGGCCAAAAACGTTTTACCAACACCTTCGGCAGCAACAACGATGACTCGTTCTCCCCTTTCCAAAAGATTAGGGATAAGCCAATCGTAGGAATCGGAAGACTCTTCACTGAGCAATGTGGCCCAATCCACCAGCCTGCCCTTGCTTTCTAGGGAGACTTCTTCACCGTCAGCGAATCCATCCAATAGCCGCTTCGCCTTATTCACTCTTTGAGCCAAAGAGGCACTGTGGTCCATGGACATCAAAGCCTCAGCGAAATCTGTGAACTCATCTCTAATTTCGCCAGTTACTAGTTCAAGATCACTTATTTCTAAACCTTGGCCAATGTGATCAGAAACATCCTTACCCCTAGCAGGCTTTTTCACTACGACCTTTGCGTTCACCTTGCGTAATTCCGATGCAACGCTGCTTGCGTGGACTTCTCCCGCTTGATCATTGTCTTGAATGATTACGATTTTTCCACCAGCAAGCGCCGCCGTATGGGCAGGTAGCCATTTGTTTTGACCCTCGTCGCCAGCACCACCCGGATTACAGGTAGCAACTTTGCCTAGTCGCTCCAAGGTGTGTACGTCTTTCTCACCCTCTACGACATAAACAACTTTGTCATTCGCAATCTGCTCAAGAACTTCAGGAAGTTTGTAGAGGGGCTTGTCTATTCCCTGTGTGCCCCATTTCCATTCGTTGTCTTCCCAGCGTTGTTGACGGAAAGTTTTCTTGCCGTCCTCATCCCGCATACGAAGAACTTGCATTACGTTTTGCCCATCAGCATTTTTGTAAACGTAGGTGTCTTCTAATTTCATTTTTGCCTTAAACTTTTCCCCTGAGTCTGGAAATAACTCGTTGGGCTGAAGACCGATAGAATCACAAATCTCTTTGAAGTCACAACCACCACCCCTATGACAGTTCATAAGAACTTGACCTTCTCGGCCAAGCCCTATTGTAAGAGAGGGATTTTGATCATCTTCCCTGCATGGACAGGCGGCTACCCAGCCTTGCCCCGATGATTGAACTTTGTTGAGACGAGAAAGAACGAGGTCTATCTCAGGGGTTGCTTGTCCCACTTAGATACCTTTCTCGTTCTTCACCAGTGACCATCTTGTCATACGCCTGTAGGAAAAGTTCCCTATCAGAATTAGTGCGTAAGGAAGCGCCATTATTGGGGAACGTTCGCATTGTTTTTCCCACCAACTCGTGGGGTTTATCGAATCCAACTCCAGCCTCTGAACCCTCTATTGCGGAACGGAACTGCGCCCATGCCTGAGGCCGATCTGGAATGGGATCTTCTAAACAAAGATCAATAGAAAGACGACGCACTTGACCAACACGAGGCATACGAGGCTGGTCTAACACGATGATCTGATCCACGGCGATATCAACATCTTCTCTGGAAAGATCACTAAGAAACTTCCACCACAGGCTGCATCGCTCTTTGAACGGTGGCCCGCCAGTGGCGGCATCCCAGTTGATGCTTACTTTCTTAACAATGGAAGCGAGTTCGTCTTTTTCCACGGCGCTTAGAAGTCTGTACCGTTGGCGTATGCTTCTAAGGAATCAAAACCCGAATCTGCTTGATCAGCAAGATCTAAAAACATTTCTATATGCTTCTCATCTCTCAAGATCAATTCTATATCATCGTACTTTTTACCTTGGGGATTATGACCCATGTGCCAAGAAGAAAAAGTGACGCCCTTTATGGCATCCAAGCAAGCCTCTAAACCATAGAGTCCTATCGCTTTTTCAATGCTTCTTCGGCGCTTATCGCCCAGTACTGGCTTTCGTCCCCGGCTGCTAGATCTACAAATAGCAACCCAATGGTGGAAGACTTCAAATACTTGCTCTGTTGTTACCCCTGATGTTGACACTATCCACCCTTTCTCCGGTGGGACGCAAGTCAACTTGCAACGTTAACACGCCATTCTCAAGCGTTGCAAGACAATCCCCAATTATTGCATAGTCCATATATGACTGTTGTGTTTCATCGATCCATTTCTTACGCGACGACCCCTCTAGGGGAGGCATGGGACGCTTCTTTACGGCACCTGCGCGTTGTTGAAAACGCTCAATCAGTTGCTCGCACCACGCTTGTTGCTCTTCCGGCGTGGTCGTCATAGTAGCCATCTTAGAGGGAAATGTCCGGCAGGGCAAATGTACGTCACGAGAACTGGCTCGGCGGGGAGGGATCGAACCTCCAACCTCTGGGTCCAAAACCCAGCGTTCTGCCAGTTGAACTACCGCCGAATGGTACCCCCAACGGGATTCGAACCCGTGTTACCTGCGTGAAAGGCAGGCGTCCTAGGCCGCTGGACGATGGGGGCTTGGTGGGAGCGGCGGGAATCGAACCCGCAACCGTCGGATTAAAAGTCCGCTACTCTGCCAATTGAGTTACGCTCCCAAAGTGGCGGTGGCGGGATTTGAACCCGCATGACTCAAGAGTCGGGAGATTTTAAGTCTCCTGTGTATGCCTGTTCCACCACACCGCCTTGGGCAAAATTAATCCAAGGCTCTGAGTTGTCTCCCTGTTAAAAATACCGTGGCCGAATCTACTCTCATCATGCCGTCTGGTCCCGTTCTAACGCCAACATCAATTTGTTCAGATGGGATACTGAATCGTCCTGCAAGAATTGCCTTGTATTTCATGGCCTTTGCTTCCGCATCGGACAGGCCGTCATCTATCGGAGATTCTTGTGGGAGTGCTAACGCCTCACTCAGTTCTTCAAATTCTTCTGCATCTATACATTTGACACAGCCGACAATCCCGGTTGGGGATTTTCGTTTCCTAACAAGGGTATGTCCACAAATCAACTGATGTGCCCAAACCACATGGCCATAACGACCCATCTTGGTAATCGTTATGACATCCCTACGGGGAGCATTACGAGGGCTGGGCATTAACGCGCCCTTCGCACCAAGCATCCGCCTTGTCGATTGCTTCTTGCAGGTCTTGTGACCACGGTAGACACAGTGTCATCCACCAAGGTTCTCGCACCCACTCCGGATGAATGTTTACTGGGGCAACTTCATGTAAGCGGGCAACAACACGATCAACCTCTGGCCAGATTCCTTTTTGTGTTTCAATCCATGCGTCAGATTCTTTTTCGGCTTTTGAATCTTTTGGATCAATCAGAACACGATGAACTGCTTTGACTCCCTGCGTGGGAAGCAGACGTTCAAACGAAGACATCTCAATGGCTTCTATCAAATCTTCTGGTACTTCAAACATTGTCACGCACCGCTACCTAACTCTTTATAACAGTCTGCACATAAGTTTCTGTAGTCTGTCACTATAAGGTAGCAGGCACAGAACTGACAAGTGCCATAACCAAACTTATGTTTATGACCTCGCTTCAAAGGGGTCTTTAGCGTTTCCCCTTGTCTCCGGCTGTCCATGGCTGTAAACTTTAGATCATCGGCTACTACTAAGCAAATATTTGCCGTCAGAGAAAAGAGAGAGCAGTGAATTTCCTTCCAACAGCAACCAAACTACTTATCGCGGGATGTTGTGCCCTTATTGCTTTGGTCTTCATGACCGACGACCACGAGTATCAGCAAGCGGTCAACATAGGCAAACCTCCCGTAACCACGACAAGTACAACCAGTACGACAACCACGAGTACCACAACGACCAGTACCACAATCCCAGAAGAGGTTTTGCCAGAAGAAGTCTCTGACAACGGTTACGAGCCAGAAGTCGTACCTCACCGCAATCCTTTCAATAGCCCGCCGGAGGAACTTCGGGTCAACGAATGGGGAGTTGTCAACGACGATGTCATGGCCATCTATCTGGAGCAGTACGGTGGTTCCAGACATTTCACAGGCAACTATGAAGAAATTCCATACCTGATCGACAAGATGTATGGCTTTTGGGAGAAAGGTTCACATATCGTGGACCTTCAGCGGCTTCTAGGAATGAATTCCGTTGACGGAATCTACGGTCCTGCCACGAGACGCCAGCACATGGAATGGTTCGGCTCCTTTGAAGCAGCCCAACGTTATTTCTTTGACCGCGACACTTGGTATATGGAAGCAATCGGACCTGATACCAAATGGGTACACAACTGGGCGGCTTGGGATGAACCTCCCACCCTTGAACAGTTGGTGAACATCTACTTTCTTCCCGAAGACAAGGAGTGGGCCTTGAGGGTTGCCTTCTGTGAAAGTTCCGCATCTCCAGCAGACACATACTCCAATGCCGTGAGTTCCGCTTTGGCCGTTGGTTGGTTTCAACATTTAAGTAGGTTCTGGATAGAGAGAAGTCGCATTGCTGGATGGTCAGGATACGATATTTTTGACACTGAACCCAATGTCGCAGTTGCGGCTTGGCTATTTTATGACACAGGCGGAAAAGACCGACATTGGAATCCGTCCCGATCCTGCTGGGGAGACACATCACATGGCAAGTGAACTGATTAAAAGCACAGACGAATACCACCTTTACAAGACTGCCCTTGGCCTGCAATACATCTTCCACGCAGATTGCAACAGCGGCGAATTCCGTGGTCAGAAGGCAGGTACAAGCGTGACGGTATACCCGGATGGAGTTCCGCCACGAGAAATAGTTCTTGGTAGGAAGTACAGCGGTGGCTGAATCCGTTAAGCCGCACCCAGCAAAATTCACAGAGGTTCATCTTCAAGAAATAGTAAGAGTCTTGGGTGGTAACCGCGGACTGAACGTACTGGACCCTTTCGCTGGAGTTGGAACCGTTCACAACTTGCCGTACTACACCCGTGGATTGGAACTAGAACCCGAATGGGCGGAACAACATTACGGCACAAGAGTCGGTGACGCTTTAGACACCGGATTCGATGCAGGGGTTTTTGATGCCGTAGTGACATCTCCCTGTTTCGGCAATCGCATGGCAGACAACTTCGAAGCAAAAGATGACAGCAAGCGACACACCTATCGCCACTATCTGGGTAGATCTCCTTCTGACGGCAGTGCAGCAACCATGCAATGGGGTAACGAATATCGGGAGTTCCATCTCAAAGCGTGGCGAGAAGCCAAGAGGGTTCTGGTCCCTAACGGAAAATTGATTATTAACATCAAAGACCATATTCGTGCCGGAGAAATCCAGCCTGTTACCAGATGGCACATGGAAGCATGTTTAGAAATAGGTTTCACATTACAAGGTGAAATTACAATTCCTGTTGGTGGTCTTACACATGGTGAAAACTATGAAAAACGTATTCCGCATGAATCATTATTAGTGTTCATTAAAGAGGTTGACGAACAGTCGCTACCAAGATAAAATAGATTACTCCCTAGACAAGAAGATGAGGATCTCATGTCAATGCATTCCATCCGTGCAAAAATCAGACACAAAAATAGTGACATCCATTTAGGGTATTACCAGACTCAAGCCCAAGCGACCGCCGCTAAGGCTGGAGCGCATATGGCTTTGGACAAGTGGGAAGCATTGCACCCACCACAGTCTGCACCAAAGAAAAAGATGCCCAGTCTGAAAACCTTGATCCATTTCATTCATCAAGGAACGTATGACCCGGTGATTAAGGAAATAGCAAAAGTTTCAACGAGTCGTTATCAACTACTCAAACAACACAAAAATGTTCGTGGGACGCTTTTAGCGGCGAACCCGGCTAAGACGAAGGTGGCCCCTTTCGACGCTTCGCTTCGGAGACTAAATCGCACCAAACCCACAGCATCAGTAACGCACCGGTAAACATCGCTGCTAATCCGACCCACTTGAAGATAACCCACACCATTTTTCTACCGTTTCTTGTTTTAATTTAAGTTTGAAACAGATTGCATCTACACTGTAGCCAGCACCGTCGTTATAAAGACTTCTAACATAGTCTGAAAAACGGTAATGTCTTAGCGTCACTTGTGGCGTCACTTGTAGTATGCCTTTAATCCTGCTATAATAGATACCTACTATACTAGCGTTGTAGTGACAGGGTAGGAAGGTTTACTCGCCTTGATCACTTAAGAGAAGGATTTAATTTGACCATTTATTGGGACAACAAATATGTGGCGACCGAACACGCGTTCGACACGACACGCAAAAGCGAATTAGTTGCTGATCTCATCATGAATTCTCACGAAGAGACAGGAATCGCTTTGGTCGCGCCCAAAATCGAATTCCTGAGTAAAGCAGAAAGGCTCATAGGAGAACTCCACCACGACAACTATGTGAAGGCATTGCAAACGGGCGTTCCCGCCGAGTTGGCTTCCTCCAACGGGTTCAAGTGGGACAGAGGCATCTGGGACATGGCAGTTCACAGCACGGCAGGAATTCTCAATGCGATCCACGACGTAGAGGGAAGGCCGTTTGGAAGCATCAATGGGAGTCTTTCTTCAGGGCTGCATCATGCAGACAATCGAAACGGAATGGGTTTCTGTACCGTCAACGGTTTAGGCATTGCTGCCTACTACGCCCACATGGAAGGACACGCAAAGAAGCGAATTCTCATTATCGACTTTGATGCCCATTGCGGCGGAGGGACAATGTCTTTCCTTACTGAAGTCGGAATGCATTGGGTTGACCAGATAGATCTAAGCACAAATGCTTTTGATGCCTATGTGGCAACAGGAAATCATCAATTGATAATCCATCGTGGAGACGAGGCTGGCTACCTTCAAGAAGTGTGGGAACTTTTGGATGGAGTCAAGTGGAGCGATTACGATCTCGTGCTGTACAACGCAGGCATCGACCCGTACCCAAGAATCTCAGTAAACGGTTTGGCCGAACGAGATGAACTTGTGTTCAACAGAATCTTTCAAGAAACATTGCCTTGTGTGTTCGTATTGGCTGGTGGTTACACCTCGTCATACGGAACTATGGAAGAAGTGGCAGATACGCATTTCAATACGGTTTTAGCGTCTGAAAGGATGCTTGACCTGATAAAGCCATTTGCGTCGTCGGTCAGTCCATGATAGGATAGTTCTATCTAGTAAATATCCTACTAACTTATTTTGTATACTCAGAGGAAAGGGACCAATGAGTAATCGAAAGAAACAGCCAACCTCCAAAAAGGTTTGGCAACCTTTAAAGCGTTCTCCCCAATCATGGGTAGACGAACAGGCAGACCGCGTCTTGGCTGATCTGGAAAAGCGGTTTCCTCATATTCCGAAAGAAGCCATTGAAGGCCAGTTGTCCGATGAAACATGGGGCAACGATAAGTACACCGTCAACGTTCATCTCATCAGCGGCAAAGGTCGTAATGGGTTTGTTGAGTTGGCGATCCATAACCACAGCCGAACGCCGCACATCCCGTGGCGTCATCTTCAGCAGATCAAGAATGAGGTTCTTGGTCCAGAACGTGAAGCCATTCAGATCTATCCAGCAGAGTCGCGTCTAGTCGATACGGCTAACGAGTTCTGGCTGTATGTCTACCCAACTGGTGAAGCGCCGATGCGAAAGCGTGGGGTGAAGTTGGGCATGGACTACGGACGGAACGTCAGTTATGACGTAGACCCGGTGGGCAACAAGTCTCGTCAGGCTCCTGAGATGGAGGTGGCATACAATGGCTGAGATCGGCAAAGCCGCCTACTGGCTTAATCAAATAGCCGCCTCAAGCAATGAAACCCAGATATCGACGGGTGTAGAAACTTCGAATGCACACGCCCCTAAAGAGTTCGAAAGGCTCTGGAGTGGCCAAAGCGAACAAAGCGAACTTGAGCGGGCGCAAGGCATGAACACCAAACTGGGGACGATCAGACCAATTTTTGGTCCCGACAAACATCTGTTTTTTGATAATCGGAGAGGTTCCTATGGAGCCAAACTGGACATTGGCGATGTGTATGAAAAGGATGTCACAGAATGTCCTAGCATAAAAGAATACATAGATGAACAAATCAAAACCGATCCCTCGTATTCAATGCTCAAAAGTTCATACCCCGACCCGTTGGTTGCACCACCTTGGATGAAGGGGCATAAGGGCTATATCGAAAATGAGCGTAGAGACTTAGAGATAAAGATTGCTGATCATGGGATGCCCATCATGAGTAAGACAGAAGGTGCAGATTTTGCTACCCGAACTCATAATGAAATAATCAATTTTTATCTACGTCAGACAAGTGCCCGAGATCTCATGATTCGCGAGTTCTTGAAAAAGGAAGAGTCTTCTTTTACTTTTTTAAACTGGGATACGGACGCCACGCCACAAAATGCTCATAGGAAAATTGCTAAAGAACTGGCAAAAGCACAAGTTTTCTATTTAGACCCAATGGTTGCCTCAATGATTGATAGCCATGCTGAGGCATTATTTGCAGAGGGTATGGAAACTCAAGAATGGCCAATGATTAGGTCTGATGAATTAGCGGAATTTGACAACAACGTTCTTGTTGTCTCAGTAGGCATGGACGAATTCAGCCACAAAACGTGGCCAACCGTTCAGTGGTTTCATCATGGAAGAAACAACCAAAGCCCCCCAAAGGATCTTTGGGAGAATTATCCTGATGAGCATCTAACAGGCGGTGGTCATCGGTTGCATAGTTCAATCAATGGACTAGTAAACATGGAGGCATTCACCGACGACCCTTCTGTTAGACGACCTTCTCCGGCTTTGATTGCTCACGATTTTGACGATTGGGGTTTAGCCGACTCTGTAACCGCATGGAACTTTGATGAAGAAATGTGGGTTAGCGGAGACGAAGCGCAACGCGACGCAATAAAGAATGAAGACGAAGAAAATCTTGATTACAAGATTAGTTTGATACGAAACAATCTGAGAGAACAATGGTTAAAGAACATTCGGCAGGTTCAGGAAGAGGTAGGAGCACGAGTAGGTGAAAACTTTGCTCCTCCTTTCGAACTTTTGGCTCGCCCGACATGGGCAGTGGGGATAGACAATGCCAGAGTCAGATGCAGTATCCGTGCTTTGCTTGATTATGTAAACCGCAGAGCAACAAACTTCAAGGAAATGCCTGAGATCCCCATTCCTTATCGCAGGCTCAAGGTCACAAAGCGAAGCACAGGCAAGTTCGGATTCGATCCAAACTCGTGGAAGCCCACCATCAAGATCATTGACTTGCCTCGCAAGCCATACCGTCCGGCTGAGAACACGGCATCAGGTAGGAGACTCACATGCCAGTTCATTGTTGAAAAGCATCACCGGGACCAGTTCTATCCGAAAGACCCCGTCACGGGGGAGATGCGACCGGCATATCTGGATGAGGACAAACTGGTTAGGAATCCTGAATCTCATAAGCGAATTCTGGTACCCGTTCACATCAAAGGTCCAGAAGATAGACCGTTCAAGGAATTCAACGCACTCGTCTACGCCGTCATGGTGCTGAACGAAGAGGAATCAGTTGTTTAAAGCAGTCGTAGTATCAATAATCGTTGGAGTAATTTTAGTTGCAACCCCAGCACTTGCCAGCCACGACACGATCTACTCGCCTTGTGGAACCAAGTACGGGTTCATTCATATGACCTACGACGAGTGGGCAGCGCACATCACCACAATGGAAGCCGACGGGACCATCCCATCGGGAGTCGTATTCCGTTACAACGAAGCACTCCACGGCGGCAAGGGTTTGGAAGACCCAAGGGTTGTGTGGGCACGGAACCTGACCGACGGCCAGATCCTCTCGTTGGATGACTGGGCGAACGGTAGTTATCCAGAGATCGAAGCGTTGATGTTCAGTTCAGGTCTAATTCCCGAATGGATTCTGGATGCCAACAGGATCGTGCGACGATTCAACGATCCCTACTGGGCGCAGGCAAATCCGATGACCCCGACGTTCACGGTATGGCAGTCGCTGTGCATGGGGAACTACGGGTACTCGCTTCCAGCGATGGAGATCAACGAAGCGGGGGTGTGGGAATCAAATATTCCTAGTACCACCACTACGATCGCGATCGTGCAAAATCCGACTACTACAACTACGACGATCCCGCCACAACCCCCATCTGAACCACAGTTGGAACCAGAAGAAGAAAGTATCCCCAATGATCAACCTGTCTTTCAAGAAGCAGCACCGGAAACGTTTCCTGAATATGTGGCGGAAGGACCAACCTCAACGGCAGACGGAAGTCCTTACGACCTTTACGATGCCGAATGGGACGGATACCCGTTTGAAGCAACTGTCAGGCTCTTGGAGGACCGTTACCCGCCAGAAACGTCGGGCAAACACCACTTCCGATTCTCAATAGCCATTGAATTCTTGAGGAACGGTGGAATGATTCGGGGGCTGGACAACGTGTGGCATTATGGACTGATAGTCGATTAGGAGAAATTATGAAATCAACACTTGCATCCCTGTTCTTTGGGATCATCATGGCAATAGCCGGTGGCATTGTCGCTGGGGGTTTGTTTGCAGAATGGTGGGCATTTGCCGTACTCGTTCCAGCGGGCGCATTCTCCGGATGGGCAGCAGGGGGAAGGATGAGTACACGATGAGTCTCCCCGGATACGACGCATGGCTGGAGGCCCCATACACGGACGCCCCGGACGCCTGCGAGAACTGCGACGACGAAGGTTGCCACTTGTGCGACAAGGAAGAAGCCTACCTACACCACATATCAACCGATCCGCGAGTCTGAGGCCAAAATGAAACCTTGGGAAGAAATGTACAGGGCAGTTATTCGTCGTTTAGATGAGATTGTCGAAAAAGGTGAATCCATGGATGCCGTGGCGTTGATAGCGAAGTCTCACACAGGTCTCATGGCCGACTACGACAAAGAACGTGCCCCCACACCTCTAACAGCACTGGCGGGATACTCGCGTAAAGAAACAGCAACGCTTGAAGCAATGAAACGTATCGCCTTCCCGACACCCCTCCCCACCGACGGTGCAAAGATCACCCCCGGAATGTTGGACTCCAAAGCCGACCTGCAAGAACTTATAAACGGAGCCGAAATCTTTCGAACCGTCAAAACCGTGGAAGCAACCGACGTAAACGTCTGCCCCGGAGCAACCCTGAACGAACCCCCACACCTCCAAAGCACAATGTCGGTTAGTCCCAATGGATTCCTGCTTCCCCCCATCAACGTCACCCACTGGGACGAGAGACCTCCA